GCGCGGATAGGCACGGATCGACGACTTGCGGAGTGCGTTCTCGTTGATGGCAATCTGAGAGGAGATGTGATACTCAGCCAAGTGCACCTCGGTGTCGCTAGAGTTCTGGAACGGAAAAGCCGTCTCACCAGACTTCTTCAGGTCGGTTGTCTTGCCCTCCCATTGACAATGGCGGATGTCGGCGGAATCCGAGCATCGTTTGATGAAGTCAGCAAGACTGTCCACATCCTCCTCAAAGGTTTCCTTGAACTGATTGTAGTCGAACTCGTCGAAATACACATCCGACTCGTCTCTGTCTTGATTTCTATTTATAGCCATTGTTTTCATTTTAACACAGACAGTCCTATTGATTAATTACGCTGCACTGACTCGATACCGAGAGACTAACACGCGTGTCAAGCCCTCGCCTAGACTTGACTGAACTCGCTATCTTCGCGAGTCGATTTTCGTCGTATCCAAGTGAGTCAGCCCAGCCCTCGTCGGTCATGGCGTCAATATTACCGACCTTATCATTTCGGATCATGTCGATTGTCGCCCATACGTCGGCGTTGTCTGCTATGAATAGCCTAGATGGCTGGGTATCGGTAGTATGCTGTTCCATCTTGATCTACTTTGTTGACCTTAAGTCGCTTGCCGACTTGGTTGATGATGTGCTTGTGGCGCTTAGGCACTGACACGCGAACCTTCCTGCGTGTGTCTGGGTCTTCAGCAAATATGAAGCGAGGATTGCCCGTCTGGTGGTGCAGGACGCGAACTGTGACGATCGCTGGTGCTGCTTCCTCGATAACTTTAATCTCACCCTTGATTTGCGCTGTAATCTTGAGAACACCCGTCGGCAGGATGTATTTGCCGTCTAGGTCTTCTTCTGAACATACAGCAGCTCGTAGCTTGCCAATTGACATTGCTGTGTATGGTTTACCTAGCTGTTCCGCTAGGGACTTGCAGGTTTCGTGTTCTGATTCTGTCATAATTAATATCCTCCTGAGCTAACCAAGCACTTTAGCTTGCCGCCCGAGTAGTGTTCTGGTCCTTGACCGTAGTTTGCTGTTCGCAGATAGCGAAGGCAGTCAATAAAGTCCTTCAGTGCTTCGTCCTTCTTCTTTTGTGCGCCATAGTTGATGATAGCGTAGATTAGATTGCCGCAGTCCTCATGTATGTAGACGCGAGGCTTGTTTGCGCCGTCGATAGGCAGGTTTACGTTGTAGAAGAACCAATCGTCGATGGCGGTAAGCCCTTGCTCCTCCTGTGAGCCCATAGACGGCACATAATGGAAATCGTGGGCTGAAAACTGGTCAAATAGGTCGGTATTGTCGGCATTCTCGTTAGCGAAGAAGCGGGAGTCACCGATACGCTCAAATGGTTCGATTCCCAGCTCTTTCTCGATGTCTGAGAACAATTTGCAGTATCCGACGACATCATAGCCCAGTTTCTTCGATGCTGGTCCGAATTTCCAGTATGGATCACCGAACTCAGCCCAAGGTCCGTAGGTCTTGCGGTCTGGCCATTCCCTGCGGATGTAAACCTCCGTGTCCGATCCTACACCCGTCACTCCAGCCCACAGACTGGTGTAATTACGAGCACCAGCGGGGTCAACCACTTGGTAGCAGGTGAACTTCTTCTTATCCGACAGGTCGGGGAAGTCCTTATGGTCCAGCACGTGGACGCTCTGACTAAACAGAGGGAACAGAGATGTCATTGATTTGACTGGAACACCATATGCACGGGTTAGGATCTCGTCCCGTGTGCTGTGCTTGAGTTCCTTTGCGATACGCTCATATCCGCCGAACGGATTGAACTCAGAGTGGAAGTATACGATACCTGCATCCTTCTCTGGGCTATATTGCGTCACTGGAACTTCTTCGTCATCTAGCAATGGTGCTTTGCGCGTTTTCCTTGTCTCTGCTCCCTTTAAAAACTCAGCTACGAATGGCGTGTAGCCGTCAATAGGCGTAAACGTCAGCATCATCTTGGCATCCCGTGTAGCCAGGCGGAATCGCATGGTGCGGATCAGGTCGCCGTCCTCCAGATACTCGTCTGGCCATAGACCGATGTTATGCCACTCTGGTGTCTTAGAACCCAGCTCAAGACCCTCAAACTTACTTCGGTTGGCGATGAACTGGCTGTATGTGTGAAACAGCACCTGCGAGCCGTTGGGCAGGATGAATGACTGCCCTGTGAAGCCGTTCTTGACGGTGTAGTTCAAATACTCCAGCACACCTTTGGTCTTCACCTTGAACTCTGGTGGCAAGTAGCGGTAGACGGCTGATTGCTGCGTCCTGATGGATGCGTCAGCGTCCTGCGCGAAACATACGATGATAGACTTAGGGTTCTCCAAGGCAGCCTTCACGACGCTCCTAGCGCCATACTCGGTTTTTGAGCTGCGATTTCCACCAAAGATCATGAGCGTGTCGTAGTCCTCAAGCATCTTGTCAGCATACACCCAGCCCTCTAGCGATACACCGAAGTTCAGTGGGTCAGCGTCAGCGTTGGCTATAGCGTCCTCGTGCTGGCGGTGCATCTCCATGAGTGCCTTTAGACCCTCTGGCTTCGTAGAGCCGTCGTCATTGAAGCACAGCCTCTTGATGGCTTCGGGGGATGGACCCTTGAGTATGGGATGATTTGTAAATTTCACAGCTAGTCTACAATTTCTGCCTCTGGCAAGCCCTCAAGCATCTTACGAGCATACTCCTCGGCCTCGTCTAGCGTGGTCTTGTGCTCAACTACCACCCGCTGAACGTTGTTGCCTGTCAGCTTTGAGTGAATGTCGTTGAACGCTTGTAGGCTCTTACCCTGCTTGAATAGCTCGTTGCCGTCAATCTCAATGTCTCCACTCTCCACGCGGTCAGAGTAGCTGTTCTGCGACTTGCGGTAGGTGTCTAGCCCTTGGAATAGGACTGATGAAATCTCGGATGCCCATGCGTTGCGGATCTCTGACGACTCTGGGTCTGCCATTAGCTCCGTCTGCACATCGTAGTAAAAATTTTTTGTGATATTGTTCTTGCGGAGGAACACACTGACCTCATTTGGCTTCTGGATGATATGCTGTGCGACCAATGCCCACCGCTTGGGGTCACGCTTGCACCATGCACGACCATGCCCAGTGGCTTCCTGTGCGTCCCTGAGCTTCTTCGTGATGAAGTTCTTAGTCTCGATGGTTAGTTCTTCACTCATAATTAGTCTTCGTCCTCGTCGTCGTCCTCGACATTACTCCAGATAGCGTTGTCCATCATCATCATCTCTTGGGACATATCGATCAGACTATCAGCGAATAGCATCTTGCCCACTCGCCAGTTACTGTAGTCGTAACAAAGGTCTCCGTTTTCATCGATGATCGCGAAAGCGTAGTTCATGGAGTGTTCCGCCAAGATAGCGTTGATCTTCTCTAGCACATCGTCAACGTCTTCCATTATTTGCTCCCTCCGTAGATAGTGCGCGACCTGATCCCTGCTGGCAGCTGATCCTTGGGAACCTCCCGCTTGTCCGAAGCCTTGCGAGTGTCCCGCTTGATTGACGAGAGATTGCTGCGATACTTAGCGGCATCTCGGTTTAGTGTTCTTGGCTGACTTCCTTTAGTTGACATGACTATAATTCAATCTCCTCTGTTAGTGCTTCCGCCGTTTCGAGTTCAGCTCGTGTGGCTTCTGCGTTTTGTTTAAATATTGTTTTTATGCAATGGACCGCAAATGGCTCGGATGTCTCACGTAGCAGTATCCTCTCCTGCTCTGCCGCGGACAGCGTTCGCCACCACCATTTGTTGTACCCCTTGCCCGTTTCCCTTAATTCCCTTGCCGTTTCCCTTAATTCCCTTGCCATTTCCCTTACCTTACAATACGTGTCAAGTCGCTTGACAGCCATTGACTTTTATGCTATAATATAGCCCATGAGAGACATACTAAACACAGAGTGGAGATACAACCCAGCGTGGTCTATTGACGACAGCGATACCGACGAATCCATTTGGGCAGACCCCGTCGTGTCAATGAAGGCCAAGGGGCTGTTTGGCTACATGAGGAGCAAGCCAGCTAACTGGGACTTCTCCTGCAAGCGCATAGCAGGGGACATGAGGGACTCCACAAAGCCCATACAGCTCGCCATGAAGGAACTTGAGGGTAGGGGCTACCTAAGCCGACACAAGCTCGGTAACGGTCGTCTCACGCACACTATATCGGCATCCCCATACGTTGGCGTAGAGCCAAAGATCGAGAAGTCACCCATTGACATATACGATATTCTGATGGACGTAGAAGACTCTCTTTACTCTTAACAATAAATAATTATGATTAACCTACTACACGGAGACTGCCTAGAGCAGATGAAAACACTAGAAGATAACTCGGTTGACTCCATCGTGAGTGACCCGCCCTACGGCATTAGCTTCATGGCTAAGAAGTGGGACTATGACGTGCCAAGCGTTGATGTCTGGAAAGAAGCAATGCGAGTTCTCAAGCCTGGAGGCCATGCGCTGATTGCTTGCGGCACACGGACGCAGCACCGAATGGTCGTGAACATCGAGGACGCAGGCTTTGAAATTCGTGATGTGGTGAGCTGGATCTATGGCAGTGGATTCCCTAAGAGTCTGAACATACACAAGAAGGACGAACGTTGCCCAGATGGCTGGGGAACAGCCCTCAAGCCAAGCAGCGAGTTCTTCACCCTATGCCGCAAGCCACTATCCGAGAAGACCATTGCAGCGAACGTGCTGAAGTGGGGGACTGGTGGGATTAATATTGATGGGTGTCGGGTGGGGACGGAGACTCTTCCATCACAAAAAGCAGGTCAATCAAAGATTGGCACATTTGAGCGCGACAACATGGTAACACCAGAAAGACAAGGTCGCTTCCCAGCCAACCTAATCCACGACGGCTCGCAGGAGGTGCTGGAGCTGTTTCCAGAGACTAAGAGCGGGAAGATGAAGCAGAAGATCGAGGGCGGTGAGTTCAACGTTTTTGGCAAGCAATATCCTAGGGACGTAGAAACCATAGGCGACTCAGGCTCCGCAGCACGCTTCTTCTACTGCGCCAAGGCAAGCAAGAAGGATCGCGACGAGGGCAACAATCACCCCACAGTGAAACCCACAGCTCTAATGTCCTATCTATGCCGCCTCATCACCCCCACAGGTGGCGTTGTCCTAGACCCTTACATGGGGTCAGGTTCCACAGGTAAAGCCGCTATACGCGAAGGATTCAGCTTCGTAGGCTGCGAGCTAGACAAAGACTACTTCGACATTGCAACAGCACGTATAAACCATGAAATTTAAACAAGG